ATAAAATCACAAGGTTGAACACCTGTAACAAATAATGTCTTCAAACCAAATGCAGGAGTCTTTTCTACTTCTATACCCGTAAAGAACATAATGTCTTCCTTTGTACCTGTGTTATAATCTCTATTCATCTTTAAGTATCTGATCCTTTACAGCAAGTTTTTGTTTTTTTAAATTTACAAGATGAGCTTTATGATCATAACTTCTATCACCTACACGCTCTTTCTCTACCTGTTCAACCTTCTTATGCAAATACTCATGCATACCGTTTAGTTTTTTTGCTTTTTTACTTAATCTACCTGTTGCCATCTTTATACCTCCTCGAATAAATTGCCAAAGCCTGTATTTGCATTTACAGTCTTTTTGCCAGTTGCTCCTCTAGTGCCAATAATTGACATCCAAAATTTGTTAAACTCTTCTATAATTGCGTTCGCTTCGTCTCTACTTGAAGTTGCAAATATTGCTTCCACAACATCTCTAAAATATAACCTGTCGAACTGTTCTTCCACAAGCATTGCCGGAACGACTCCATTGTCGTACTGTCTATTTGCTTCTTGTACTGCATTGATATGACTCCATACGTTATGACCCATTTGAATTGCATAGCTAAAACTATCCCAACTAGTTGAATCTCTTTTACGAATAATTTCATTTCCGTCTTCGTCTAGTATAGGATTACCATGTTTGTCTCGATCAATTTCTCCTGCTAAAATCTTAGGACCACCTACTTTGTTTGTATCTCCAGGAGCATATATACAAACATCATTTACTTTAATATTTTTAGTTAAAGGACTATCAGTAAAGTTTTTAAAGATACCATCTTGTAATACTGCATCTCTAAAGTTACGTGTATCAGTAGCATATTTCAATTCGTCTATACTAGGAACCATTCTATATACCCATTTAGTCCTATCTTCAGTTTCTGTTTGTATATAAATTTGTCCATTAGCAGTTGCAAGAAACGGAGAAGCACAATCAAATGTTATAGTAAAGTTTGGATTATGATATTTTCTAACTGCTCTTTGTACGTCTGTAAGTAATGTAGCCCATTCTAGTTTACTTGTTCCTAAGAAGTGCATATAGTCATGTAACCCTTTTTCAAGTAATCCATCAAAACGTAATGCTACAATACGTTTTAGAACTAGATGAATATCACACATATTCTGTCCACCCATCGACCATCCATTAAAATGATCTGTATAAACCTTAGGATCACAATAGTCTTTCATTTGTTGATACCAATCTTCAGCATCAGTATGATTTTCACCTTGTAATACATTTAAAAACTTACAATTACCATTACGGTTTTTCATAAAGTAATCATTATTAATACGTGTAGCATCAACAGCCTCTTGATATGAACTAATACCTGTTGCTTTTATACCAGCAGGTGATCTTGAAACCCAAGCCGGAATATCAAGTATCATACCATAGTCCATATATGCGTCCATCCATGCAAGGACTTGTTCACGTTTCTTTTGTGCTTTAGGACAGTTAATATCTTTCCAGTCACCTTCCCAAACTCCTTTACCAATTTGGAAACCACCACTATCACCTAACAACCAACTGTTCTCACGATCACGTTCTCGTATCATAAGTTCTTTAGGAGCGTCTTTGTTTATATCTAACTCTGCATGTCCTGCTGAGTACAAACTCCAATGATAGTTAAACAAGCCTTCTTTTTTGTTCAACCAATTTATACTTTCCATATTAGGATATGGAATACGACTATTCTCAACATATTCTTCTCGTCTTTGCTTTCCAACAAACGTTGCATAAAATCCGCTTAGAGCTGGAAGAAATATTGCATAGTCTTTCTGTTGTTCTGTTAGGTTAGTATTCAATTATATGTCCGTCCTTACAATGTGCTTCCTTAAGGCTCTAACAAGTTCTTCTATTTTGTCTACTACAGAAATCATGTCTTTGTCTGTAATATATTTTTGCTTTTCTCTCAACTTGTCATACTCCTTAAGAGGTATAGTTACTGTACTATTTTCGTTTTCAAATGTTTTGTCGTCATCGTTAATATCAACACTTGTCATAAAACTCCTATTTAGATTGTGCAGGCAAAATATAATTGTATGTTCCCATACCACTATCAACTGTAATTTGCATTGCACCTTGATCACTCAAACTCATTGTTGCTTGACCGTCTAAGTTTAAAATTGCTTGTACTTGTGCTACAGGATATGTCCACGGATGCTTCAAGTTACCTGTTACACCTGTTTGAAACACAAACTTACCTGCGTGTGTATTTGCATCACCAAAGTAAAACATTACATCAGTAACGCCACCAGTTTCTTCAACCTTAATTGTAAAAGTTGTTTCTTCTGAATGTGCCGCACTTTGCAGTTTCATTCTTGTAATAGCCGCCAACGATGGAGTAAATTCTACGTCCCATGTTGCACCTTTAAACTTAACACTTTTAAGTTTTTCGTTAATAATTTCTGTTGACATAAAACGGAAATCATTTTGGAAATCGCCGGCTTCATTTTCAAAATGAATACCAGTTGGAATAGTTGCACCATTACGTTCTGCTTCAGTAATAGTAAGTTTGCTATTCTTTTGATACTCTGGATTTTTCAAATGCAAAGCAAGTTTGTCTAAGTTAGGCATACCAAAAATGTTTGCACCAAACTCAGCTACTTTTTCTTTTGTATTTGCTGACAGGATCACACTGCGATCTTCTGCCATTGATTCGACTGTAGTGCTAGTGTCATCACCTGTAACTTTCACCAAGCTCAAAAAGCCAAGTGAATGTGTTTTTGCAACTACGTCTTGTAAAATATCTTTCATAATACTTCTCCTATGTTCCTTTTATTATACGACATTTTGTTATTAAAGTCAACAACTTTTTACTCTATCTCTGAGATCACTGCTCGAAAAACGGTGCTCTCGTTTGTTAAAAAACAGTTCGATTCCTCGTTTGGCACATATTGCCCTACCAGTAAACTTACCATTCTTATATTCTTCACCTAATATCCTCACGTCAATATGAAGCATGTTTAGAATGTCTTCTAAATCTTTTTCTGTTTGATAAGGGATTATTTCGTCGACGTACTTTACTGCATTAAGTTGAGTAAATCTTTCTACAATAGTTTGTACTGGTGAATTTTTTTCTGGACGGTCGATACTAGGGTCTACCTGTAGTCCACATATCAAATATTCGCATTGTTCTTTTGCATCTCTTAACATTTGAATATGTCCTGCGTGAAGCAGATCAAACGTACTACATGTAAAGCCTATTCTCATTTCTTAAAGCCTTGTTCTTTTAAAAATCCATCTACTGTATATTTAGGTCTAAAGCCTAACTTATCCATTAAATGTGTATTTGCCTGTGTTTTTGTTCTTTCGCCAACAGTATTTAACTTAACAGGCAAGTCTGGTCTTATATCTTGGATCCGTACACAGTAGCCTGTACCTATATCAACATTGCCTGTAAGATCCTTGTCCATTAATAGCATTATACCGTCAGTCAAATCTTCTAAATGTATAAAGTCTCTTTGATGATTTGTTGTGTATTCAAGTGTACCGTTTAGTAATTTATCGAAAAACATTTTTGCTCTTGGACTTTCACTATACACTGTATGAAAACGCATAAACAAAACATTAGGGTGAGGAATGTTTTCAATTACATTTTTACTTGCGGCATATGGATTCAAGTGTGGCTCGTATTGTGAACTTGAACCTGCTACAAGCACTCTAACATTTTTATAATGTTCTAATATTCTTTTTGTACCTTCTACATTTGTATTCCAGTACTTTGCCGGATCTGCAAGACTTTCTCTTACACCTCCGATACCTGCCAAGTGGATAACAAAATCAACTTTAGGTAATGGTGCTGTTAGGATGTCGGTATCTTCCTTTATATCTATACCAACTACTTCGTGTCCGTCTACTACTAATTTTTCATATAGTCTGGAACCGATAAATCCTAAATGACCTGTCAACAGTATTTTCATTTATCTTTCCTTATTTCATCGTTACTTTTAATAGCAGTGAGTAATGTTGGTAGTGTAGCGCCAAGCACGTTTGCAGAGTAAACTAATGCTTTCGTATCTTTTGGAAAACATGCTCCACCAAAACCTCTGTCGCCGTCTGGACCAGGAACTTGCATATGACTATGTGTTATCCTTTCGTCCATTCCTACCAATGCTTTGACTTGATTGTAATCTATGCCTGCTGTTTCACATAGATCAAATACTTCATTAAAGAATGCAACCTTAGTTGCTAAAAAACTGTTTCTTAAATACTTTGTAAAAATTAATTCTTCTATTGTTGCGTATATGGGATCAAAGGCTTTACATTCTATAAACACATCATTCCAAAATTCTTTGTTATCTCCACCAAACAACATCTTGTCTTGATTTTTAAAATCTTCATTTGCATTTGCCGCAGTCAAAAACTCCGGACTAAATGTAATTTGTTTACCTTGCGGTTCTAAATCTTTACGCCAACCTTCTAAACTAATTGTGCTTTTAATCAAAATAGGTTTATTTTTAGGACATGCTTTTACTACTGATTCAACTATAGTCATATCACACGCACCTGATAAAGTAGTAGGTGTAGGTACGCAAATAATATAACCTTCACTGTCATTGTTTATCACATTGTTATTATATTGTGGATCTACGATTTTTACTTCGTAGTGATCTTTTAGTACTTCATGGACGGCCTTACCGACAAATCCGTACCCTATTAAAGTTAATTTCACTTTTTCTCCTTTTTTGCTACAAGTTTTGGATGTGGAGTTCTATCGTTGTAAATATCTCCAGCCATTGCTTGTATTTGTTCTACAAGATGTGTTACTTTGTCTATATCATATTCACCAGTGTGGCTTTTATATTTTTCTCTGTGAGCTTGCACTGCTAAGCCATGCATTGCACTAACTTTATCCATTAGTTGTTGAATAGTATGAATCATTAATCACCTCCAAAATCAAATAAACTATTAAACGTATTATTTTGCTTGGTATCTTCTAAATCATAATTCAACACACCGATAAGATTGTCTAGTTTGTTGTCAATGATAGTTGACTCCATAGCATCGCCATCAAATGGCAGTTCTTTGAACCAGTCTGGAAGACGCAGTTCATCTGTTGGATACGCAACACTTGTATATCCCAACGGATTCTGTTTGAGCTTGCATACGATAACTTTCATACCATCTACAATCTCTTGCGAATACTTGTCACCATTCATACGTTTGAGTGTATTCCAATTAATACTTGCTCTTACGTGACCTGGCATATTTGCTTTGCCTTGCTTTTCTTCAAGACGCTGATAATGTCCAATCTTATTAGCACGTTTTGGAGCACCTTTTTCAAAACCAGGACGCAGTTTAAATTCTTTTCTAAATTCTGTGATACGATCTAGAACTTTTCTTTCTTCAACATCAGTCAAAACCATAAGCAATAGTTCGCTTAGGAACTCTTGCATGAATACAGGCGTGTCTGATCTACGCAAGTCTAAGCCCATTGCTTTTACTTTGCCTGGCTTGCCATCTGTGTCACTCCGGAAACCTTCAATGTCGTATACTAGTGCCGCATAACGCTTTTTAGTAATAAACAATCCACTTTCGGCAACAATTTCTCTACCTGCCGCAATAACATCTGTACGACTCTTTGGACAATGAAACGCTTCATACATAAATTTTTCAAATGTATCATTTGCCGCTTCGCACACTTGATCATACAATGTAATTACATTGTCTTTACTCCACGGAATGCCACCTTTGTTAATTTGTTCTTTCAATGTAGGATATGCACTAAAATATACAGAGTCTGTATCTCCGTAAATAACTGCTTCGCCTACATGATCATATGTACCTGTAATAACTTTGTTTACTTCTGCACTCATATGCTTAACAATAGTTCTACCTGTAAGTGTAGTAGACTGTCCAATGCGTTTATCAAAGAATCTACAACCAGGATTAAGAATCGCACCATACAAACTGTTCAAGTTAATTTTCTTGACTAGCTGACGCTTATCCCAGTATTCAATTTCAGTAGCATTATTTGCATCTTTTGCTTTTTTCAACATTGCTTGTAGTTCTTTACGTTCTGAATACCAACGTTTAAGTAGTCCAGGAATAACACCTTCGTGTTCTGTTGTAAAAATAGTACCATTAGATGAAAGCATCCAAGGCTGATTACTATCGAACACAAGTTTATAAATCTCTGCACCTGACATTACTTCAGTCTGTCCGTTCTCGAAGTCCACAGTCAGAGCAACATCACGCTTTTGCTCCATAACTGCTTCATATTCTTCTGTGCTGAAACGTCCTTCCCAACTACCTGCGAACGACTTTTTCTTAAGGCCCATGTCTTCATTAACTCTTGCAGTACTAATGTCCGGACGGATCTGTCCTACAATAGTTGCCGGATCCATATTCAATGCACGAATCACACTTGGATACAGACTGTTCAAGTCCATAGAACCAATCCATTTGTGCAAACCTTTTTTAGGAAATGCTACGTATGCACCTGCGGCTTGTGTATTCTCATCATCACGATGAGGACGATTAGGCACTTGCATACCTCGTCTGTGAGCTTCATTCACAATGGCTTGTTCTGTAACTGCAACAGCACCCATAGTTGTCTGTAGCAAAACAGTATTTGCATGTGCTAGTTCGTTACTAAGATCAATAAATCTTAGTTTTTTGTCCAGCTTGTCCAGTAGTGCGGTATCTTGTATGTTGTACTCAATGAACTTTCTAAAGTCATTATTGTACAATTGGTCCAAAGTTCCTTCATATGGAACTTTATTCTCTCCAACTTCGATTTCGCCAATGGCATCAAGTCTATATGTGTGTCTTTCTTCATATGTGTATTTACGATAAAGTTCTAAACTATCTAAATGTACTCTGCCTATTAGGTCAAAGGTTACAGCTGATTTGCCATACTTCTCATATTCACGTTTCTTAGGCAGTTGCCCCCATAAACAAAAACGTCTTGTATCGTCTTTGCTTAATACACGGGCAGTTCTGTTTACAGTGTAAGGAATATCATAACCTTCACTGTTCCAACCTGACAAAATGTCAGCGTCTTCAATTAATTTTAAGAAAGTATCTATCATTTCACTTTCTTTTTCAAACAACATTACATTTTCTATACCTTCAAGCTCAGCTTTAGCTTCATCCATTGTAAGTGTCTTAGGCGGAACTGCTAAACAAATCATTGTTTCCATCCACTGTAAATAAACAGAGATAGAAGTAATTGGCATAAACGGATCTGCAGGATCAGCAAAGCCACGCTCTGGATCAAAGTCAGTCTCAATATCAAAAAACGCAATGTTTAGTTTAGGAGCATCTTGATTGAGATAATTTTCACTTAGGCATTGGAAGATTGGATTGATATCACTCTCATACATCTTCTTGCCTTTGTTAATAGCAAGTTCTTTGCGAAACTCTTTTGTATTTTTACATACAATTCTGCTAATTGGATCACCATAGATGCTTCTATGTTTACCTTTTGGATCTTCATAGTAAAATGTATACTTGATAGGATATTCAGTATACTTCCGTTTGCCGTCTTTGCGTTCTACAACACGGACAATATCGCTATCTCTATCAAATAATGCGTCTACGTAACTCAATTAATTCTCCTTCTGTGCAATGTCATTTATATTTCCTGCTAAAATATATCTTGTAGCATTTACAGGATATACCTTATGATGTATATTGCTTGGAAACATTACTACCATATCATTATACACAGGAAGGTGTACTTCGTCAACCGGAAATACTTCGTTTTTGGTTTCTTTCATTTCGATAAATGTCAGTGGACTATTATTTTCACCCACATCTAAGTAGTAAACCCAACTATAACGGCTCAAAGTTCCATGCTCATGCTGAGGACATCCTTGTCCTGGCAAGCTCTCTTGGAACCAAACTTCTGCATCGATGTCAAAGAACTTTGTGTTAGGCCATTTTTGGTCTTGCATAAACTTAGGACCGCGTGGTCCAACAACATTATTACAATACCATAAATGTATTTGATCTAAAACATTATCAAGTATGTTATGATCTAAATGTATATGATGATTTGTTTTCCAGGATTGATTTTTAGGAGTGTCTTTGTCTTTTAACTTAAGAAAATATTCAACAATTTCTTTAGATTGTTGTTTTTGCATGCCAAGTGGACCATGTCGGATAGCCACCGGGTTTGAGATGTATAGTGTACTACAACTTAACTTCATATTTTCCTACGTTGCTTATGGCCAACTTAACCTTCTACATGCCTGGCAATTGCCATTGGCGTTAATATTATTTATTAAAACAGTAAACCCGCAACATAAATTACGGTTAGTCCTGCATTTAATACTACTAAACTTTTTTCTTTCCACAAAAGGCCTATTAATATCCAAAGTCCATTACTTACAATAAAAGCATAAATGTACCAAGGGTATATATTAAAAGCGGCCATTGTAGCGGCAAGTAGTAGACATGCCGTACTGAACCATGCTAATGTTTGATATGGTTTTACCACCATGATGCGGCAACTCCGTATCCGAAGATATTCACACATACAAACCAACCTGTCAATAGCATTACCCATGCCGCACCTCTACGCATAGAAGCATAACATTGTGTAACACTGCCAACAAAAAATGCAGGATATACTATTAGCATGTTAGGATCTTTTGCAGTTAATGCTAGTGTCATACTCGCACCGACTGTAAAAATAAAACTGACAAGCTCGAAAGCGAATGCAATTTTATCTGACTGATAACTATTAATCCAAAAGTCTTTTACCTTTTGCATTATGGTTTGTCTTTGCCAACTGTAACAACAAGTGTTTCTAAGTCGTCAAATTCATTAGCAACCTTTTCCCAATCACCTTTGTGTGCAACTTTGATAGCCTTGTTAATAAGAGCTGGTTTAATATCTAGTTCTTCTGCTACTGCTTTTACAGTTTCTTTAAGACCTGTACTAAGATCTTCAATTTCTCGCATAACTGTTGCACCTTCGTTTACCAAACGTTCTAGTTTAGCTTTCTCGTCAGCACCGTATACTCGATCACTCATAAGATTCTCCTTTAGTTTCTATATATTATACATGATTTTAAGATTATTGTCAAGTGTTTTTATTTAATAAAAGCACCAATTCTGCCGTTTACATCTGGATATTGGCGAAATTTGTATCCTTCTGGGGGAGTTGTATCTTCTCCCTCCCATACAGGTATAAACTCGTTTATATCTCCATCAAAATCTTCGTTTCTTCTAAGATGTACTTCGATAAGTTTATCTTCTATGTATTCTAAATTTACAGTATGGTAATTATTGATAAGAGGAAATATAACACTTGGAAGTCTTTGTTGATCTCTGTCTTCAACCTTTACCCATTTATCCCATTTAGTAAATGTGTTTGGATCTTTGATACCTAATATCGTGTTCACTTTGATTCCGTACTGTGGCATATAGTCAATACTATAATGATTTCCTTCGAACCATTCACACCAAAAGTGTCCTATAGGAAGATGCATTGTTTCTTTTTCTAACCAAACCTTTTGTGCTCCTAATCCTAGACCTAGCATGTTTACGCAAGGGCGTACGATATACCATCCCGGCTTTGGAACGTCAAGTCCAGTAGGACCACAGTTGTATTTTAATTTTCTGGAAAGTATAAGTTTATCTAAGATCCAAATATGATCCGGATCAATTTCGTGCCATACGAAGTCTTCGGCACTGTCCTCCATGTGCTACATCTTCACACAGTTGTCTACAGTCTTGCCACCTTTTTTCTTAGTACCCATACGTTTGTAACCCTTCCAGCATACTTTTCCGTCAACACCTTTTTGTTTTTCTTCTGGTAGTGTTTTATAGCTTGGATTACCACAGTCTGGGCATTTAGATTCTACAGATTCTTTAGCAGTCTTAGCCGCATTTTCCCAATCTTTTTCACTTGGGGCATCTGGATGATTCTTTGATCTACTTGTGCCTGCTTTTTTACGTTTGTTCACATTGTAGTAAAGGCCTTTTGATTTTTTCTTCTCTTCTAATTTTTGTGCAAGAATATCAACATATGATTCTTCTTTTTTCTCTGGTGTAGTTTTATCGTTATATCTTTTATCCCCTGCCTTCATTCTTTGATATGCAGGTGTATTATGCTTTTTGTCAGCATCTGTAACATCCATTTTTTCTGGCTGTTTCTTTTCTTTGTTTTCTTTTAGATCTTCTTTACATTTTTTGATAAGTTCTTTTAGTTTGTCCTTATCTGCATCAGGATGCATTTTTAGCATTTCTGCTTCAGACATTCCATCTTTACACATCTTCATTACGTGTGCTTTCGTTGGCATTTTACTTTCATTTAATCTAGACTCTGAAACTTGATCAAACTTCATTTCATAATCCATATGATGATAAACACTGCTTAGATAATCAGCGGCTTTTGTTATTTTAGATTGTACCCAGCCTTCTAGTCCTTCACGTTCTTCAACACCTTTAAGCATTTCATGCATTTTGATTGCATATTTTGCAACCTTGTATAATTCTGCACGTGCCATTTGTACTTCGTGATCTGACTCGACTTTGAAAGCCATGTCAGCTAAACCAGTTTCTTTTAGATCTTTTTCTCTCATTAAATTATCCTTGTAATATATTTACCTTTTGATACTTCCGCCTGTCATTATATTAGCACCCATATCTAAAGCATTTACAGCAGTGCCATCTTTCTTCTTTTTCTGCTTTGCTTTTGGCATGCCTTTCTTATCACGTGGTATATCATTCTTATATATAGCACCAACACTTACGTCTGCCGCTGATATTCCACCTGTTGTAGCTATCTCTTTTAGAAGTTCTCTTATTAACATACTACTATTTACCTTTTTTTTACTTGTTGACTGACAAACCTGTTTTATTATTTGCTGATATTTTATACTTATCACTTAATTGATAATCTATAGTTGTACCTTTATCCTTATCAATACTTAGGGCCGCACCTCCTGAACTTATACCAATACGGTCTCCGCTTATTAGTTTACCGTTCATATCATACGTTGCTTTTTGATCTATGTTTGCATCGCCGGATTGTCCTGTAAAATCTACTGTAACAGTCTTCTTTGCAATATCGTGTGTTTGTTGTAGACCTTTTATTTTCGGTGTTTCGTATTTTAACAGGTTACCATCTCCTGAAAAAGTATATGTTCCTGCTCCACTAGATACTGTACGGTTACCGTTTTTATCTGTTTGTGTGCTTACGCCATTGTCGTTTGTGCCGTCCGGAGTATCAGCACCTGGTGCTGGTGGAGGAGTTGGCATTTTTATTACATCTATATTCTTAGGCGCCATTTGTCCAGGACCTATATCGTTACCCGTGTCCATTGTAGCACTCATTGTTGCCATGTTATTAAGTTTATCTAATGGAGTGTCTACTTTTTGCATATCACCTGCCGCTACGGCGTTTACCATAGTGCCTAGTAATACTGCTATTAGTGTTAAATTTTTAGCTGTCTTTGGAATTTTTTTCAATAAAGGAGTTACTTTACCTAATACGTTTTTAGGTAGTTTAGTTAAAAGGTCTTTAATTCCTTCGTCTAATTGTTGTGGAGTGCTTTCTGTTAATATTTCTATAAATTCTTTTTCAGTGTATAATGATTCAGACTTTTTACGTCCTGACTTCATGTTAGCACACCAGTGATACATTTTAGCACGTTCACCTGATGCTTTTTTTGCTTTTGATCTTAGACTTGTTACTGATCCATTGCAACTTGCACCTGACTTTTTCACTCTACCTGGACGGCTTTTGCCTTTTTTCTTGCCGTCTGCAAAGTTTTCGTTTGTTTGTGTTCCTGTGTAGTATGGTGTTCTTTTCATCCATACTTCATATTCTCTCTTATACCACTCACCGTCATCGTCTTCTGCATTGTGTACTAATTCAATTAGGTTGGTGAAATTAAGTATAGCATCGCCTGGGTTAAAATCTTTTTCTACTAATTCAAAGTCGCTTTT